GCTGGGTTTACAAGACCTAGAGATGGTATGCCTAGAAATATAATGGAAGATAAATCTATGTTTATACCCCCAAATCTTCCGTATGCAGTAACTAAGGAAATTAAAGCAGAGACAGTATATTTCGAAGTTTTAGATGCTTTTAGAAAAGGTTTTAGTAAAGCCTATGGTGAATATGCTGAAAAGTATTCTGCATTAAATGACTTAGGAGTCCATGACTTATCCCATGTAAAGGTTCAAAGAACTGAGCCAGGACAAGGATATCATATATGGCACTGTGAACAAGACGACAAGGTAAGAGCAGGAAGAATACTAACTTTTATACTTTATTTGAATGACGACTTTGAAGCAGGAGAAACAGAGTTTTTATACTTACAAGAAAGAGTGCAACCTAAACAAGGTAGATTAGTAATCTTTCCAGGAGCATATACACACTACCATCGTGGAAATCCACCACTAGGTAGTGATAAGTATATAATCACTGGATGGGTAGAGTTCTAAGATTAGAAATTTACCTCTTGACAATTTTGTTGAATTCATGTATAATAATTATATTCGAAATGGGAAACTATGCTATTTTTTGACTGGAACAAGATACTAAAACTGAGCAGAGGCAATACCAAAAACATCATTAGACTATTGGCTATTTATGTTCTCGGTCTACAAATGCCAAAGAACAGAAAAGATCTTCATAGGTTATACAACCAAGACATTTCAGGAAATAGTTTTTTAATCAATCCCAGACCGATTATAAAAAACGTGGCACAAGCAAGTTTCGAAGACATTGTAATGTATGTTGAGCTTGCAAGTCTAAGAAACTACTTGGATTTTAAATGGCAAGGCTTTCGCAGATTGCCTTTGAGATACACAGAGATAGACAGAGAAACAATAGAGAACAATCCGCTTCTAGAAATAGACGGACAAGATAATATAACATTTTATTACGAGGAAGAAAAGAATGGCAATTAAATTTGGCAATGTAACAGGAAAAGCAAAGAAAGCAAACGTAGACGCATATACTTATAAAGAAGGTAACAACGTAGTTCGTATGGTTGGTGAAGTATTGCCAAGATACTGTTACTGGTTAACAACTGCTGATGGCAAAAGAGTACCACTAGAGTGCTTAGGTTTTGACAGAGATAAAGAGCAGTTTACTAATATAGAAAAAGACTGGGTAAGACATTACTTTCCAGAAGAAAAATGTTCTTGGTCATATGCAGTTCAGTGCATTGATCCTGAAGATGGAAATGTAAAGGTTCTTAACCTTAAGAAAAAATTATTTGAATCAATTTTAGTAGCAGCAGAAGATTTAGGCGACCCTACTGATGTTGAAACTGGTTGGGATGTCTGCTTTAAAAAGCAAAAGACTGGCCCTTTACCTTTCAATGTTGAGTATACACTACAAGTTCTTAAGTGTAAGCCTCGCCCTCTTACTGATGAGGAAAAAGCAAAAGTCGCTGATATAACACCTATTGATGATGTTATTTCAAGACCTTCTCCAGATACGCAGAAAGAGTTTATTGAAACTAAAGTTTTAGGTAATGGCGAAGAAGATGTACCATCTGAAGTCGCTGAGGAAATTGACGAGCTACTATAATGAAAATATTATTTAGTGCCGATTGGCATATTAAATTAGGTCAAAAAAATGTGCCGAAAGATTGGGCAACTAATAGATATCAGCTTCTATTCAAGGAGCTTTATAAACTCGAAAAAACTGTAGACTTACACGTCATTGGTGGTGATTTATTTGACCGCATGCCCACCCTTGACGAGTTAAGTCTGTATTTTGATTATGTAAGAGAAATACAAGTTAAAACAATTATTTATCCAGGTAATCATGAAGCATTAAAGAAAGATACTTCGTTTTTGACTAATCTCAAACAAGTAACGACTGCTATCAATCCTTTAGTTGAAATCATAGATGACTATTATAAACTTGAAGATATAGACTTCATACCATATAATCGTCTCAAAGATTTTAATGAAAAAGATTTTAGTGGTAGAACTTTAATGACTCATGTTCGTGGAGAAATCCCACCACATGTAACTCCAGAGATTGACTTAGAAAGACTTGAGCATTGGGAAGTAGTGCTTGCAGGAGATCTGCACTCACATACAAATACTCAAAGAAATATAGTCTATCCTGGC